ATGCCTTCCTGACTCAGTTCTCTCCCAGCGCCAATCAAAGACGTTCTCAGGTGTGTACAAGTTAAAATATGGCCGTATGCCTTGGTCAAGTTCTTCTGCGCGTGTCCCCGCATTGCTTGCGGGCTTATCAACGATAATCCAAACGTGGCCGTAAACAGAGGACCAAATTTGCGCCTCCTTCATAAAATTATCTAAAGATCGACCATCGAGATCGATGTCGCGCATCATTGGTTCTAACAAAGGGGAATTATCGAGCGAATTCCAATTGCGTGTTGGCGGGTTCTTCCACAAGAATGATGAATATATGTGGATCACATTAGAGCAATGATTATCTACTGGCGTTAAATTTATGCGCCTAGCATATTCGTTTTTATCTTCGTTGAGGTACTGGACAAGGTATTGCCCGTCTTTGTAATGCTCGCCACCTAGATATGATCTAAGATGAAATTCCCACTGATCTTGATAATCATCATAGTCTGGATGGGTGTAAATTATTTCTTGCGACACGGCTAAGTCCACCTGATCGGTTGCTCTATATCATATTGTCTCTTAATTGGGTACAGGAAGTCCACAAGGTAGCCGAGCGCATCGTTCATGTGATCATAGCCTGAGTCTTTGTCTGGCTGGTTGGTCCCTTCCTTGTAGGTCTGACGCTCAAGCGATTTGATCGTTTGCTTGCATTTTGGGTCAAAAATCAAATGTCGCTTACCGTCTGCGCTCATCAATCTTGAGTTGACTGCGTTGATTCTGTCTCTGACTGTCGTATGTCTTTCTCTACATTTGACCGAGAACCCTGCGTTTTGCAGGATTGAGAGGTCTGTTCTTCCTCCTGCTGATGTCTTTCTTTGTCTTGCCGCAGGATCGGGGTAAATGCAAATCGGCCTAGCCGGGTAGCGCGTCTTGATTTCATCGACCATCTCATCTGTGTTGGAGCTGTAAATTACGATCTCGTCGATCACTCGGATATCAGACTTATCACGTATTGAGACCACCGCACTCATGGGGTCAAGGTTGAAATCCATCCCAATATGTAGCATCGAGCCATCATCTACCTGCTTGTTGACTGACTGATCACGCTCAAAGTTGTAGTAGATAATCCCGGAATAATTGACAAACTGAGCGTTATATTCCTGATTAAATGTTCGCTCATCGAGATCACGTTTGGCCGATTCTACCTCTTGAGGCTCGACGTTCCCGCCGTCAATGGTTGTAAACTGAAAGCCTGACCAATCTGAGATTCCGTCAACACCTCTTGTCCATAGGTCATAAAAGTGATTTCTTCCTTTCGGAGTCCCGATGAATAAGGCCCGTGTCTTGTTCCCTTCTGTGTTCCTATCGGAAAGCGATGGTCTAATAACTTCACTCCAAACCTCCGGTCTCATGTCACTAAATTCATCTAGCACTACGAAATCCAGTGATCTACCACGCAGGTTGTCTGGCTTCTCTCCTCCCTTCAGCGATATTGTGGACCCGTTGATTAGGTCAACAGTAAGAGAGGTTTCGTTTGTGCGCCTTATGTATTCTCTTGGAAGGCTACCGATCAGCATATCCCAAGCGATCTCTTTTGCCGCTTTGTAAGTTGGAGCGACATACCAACACATTCTGTCTCGATCTTTGATCGCATTAGTTATTAGCTCGACAGTTGAAAGAAAGGTCTTGCCGAATCTACGTCCTGCAACAACTACCCTAAATCGGGTCTCATCCAGAAATATTTTAGATTGCGGCTTTGTTAGTCTCATCCAACACAACCTCCACAACGGTAGCAGGAATGTCAGTTGCTTCTGATGTCTCCTCGGACCACGAGCCTTGTGTTTTTAGGAAGAAGCAAATAGCAGTGATGTTGCCTTGCATACAGAGGTTAAACAGTTGATCGACCACCTCAGCAATCCTTTCGGCCCTAGCTTTTTTATAGATGCCAGAAACTTCGGGCTGTCTCTTTTCAATCTCCCTGAGAGTGGTTGGCGAAATGCTAAAGAAATCAGCCAGTTGCGACTTTGTTAGCTTTGGCGCTAACTTTTTTAACTGTTGTATTTCTAGTTCGCTAAATGTTCGCGGGGGTCTACCCACCTTCTTTGCCATCTCTCATCCTGATTACCTGTCAGTCAGTGAGCTAATTATACCCTAGAAAATCGTTTAGGAAGTGGGTAATAGATCGCAAAGTATGAACCTTTTGTGCTGATTTTCCGTACGTGAAATCTTCCCCCAATCTGACAAACCTTCCACGGGATACGTTCATGTTCCGCCAGATGTTTACAAAGTGTCAAAGCGGCTTGAGGATCAGTCCTGATGTGATCAATCATTCTGCGTTGAACAATATTCAGCGTACCACGCCTTAAATTGCTCCTTCTCTAGTTCCCCATAAGTGTCGAGGTCTCTAGTAGGGCCACAGAAACGACAAACCTCTTGGCCTTGGTTCAGATGTTCTCTGAGAACTTGATCGCCACAATTCGGGCAAGTAGGGTGCTTAGAGTTCATCGTCATAGTACCCCTTTGGAACGATCCACTCAGGCAAATGATCAGCCAGCAAAGCAAGAATCGCGTTAAAGGCAAAGAAAAACCCGGCTGTGAGCGCCAGAAGAAAAATTGCTGTGTAGTCCATGATTATCCCCCCGGATGGGCGGCTTACGCCGCCACCTCTCTTGTAACATCTGTGTCTGCGAAAGCGAAACCCTCGCCTAAATCTTTCATCATCAAACGGCGACGAATTTGATTGCTCTTTTCGACAGTGACGTTTTCAACGACTGTGATTTCTTCGTCAGAGATTTTGACTAAGCCGATGCGCCCTGCTGAAAGGCAAGACCCTGATGGGCCAGTGATGATGTTCATGATGCGCTGACCTTCAAAGTTAAACACCCAAAGGATTTTTCCAGACTCAGTGACGTAGAACTTTTCAGTGCCGTACTTCTGTTGACGCTTAGCTTCTTTAGCCTGAACATTTTCATATTCTTCATACATTCCATAACCAAGAATTTCTGAAGCCATCTCGACTGCTGTGTTGAAGTCTGAAGCGATTTTGAAGTTGTTCATTGAATATCTC